ATGGGACGTTCACCATGCCTGAGTGGCTGGCGCAGGAGCGCGGCTTTATATGAAGCTCCCCGTCGCGTCACACACCATGCTGCAAAACTTCGACAACTGCCCGTTCAAGGGCTTTCGCATGTACATCGCCAAGGACCTGCCGAAGGAGCCTGCGACCAAGGCGATGGCCTGGGGCACAACCGTGCACAAGGCGTTCTCGAAGCGCTTATCGCAGGGGTCCGCGCTGCCGAAGGAGATGCAGCAGCATGAGCACCTTGTCGCGCCCCTGGTTGTCCACAAGCCACTGGCCGAGGTCCCACTCGCCATCCGAGCGGACGGCACGCCATGTGGCTTCTTTGACGAAGATGTTTTCTGCCGCGGTTATGGCGACGTGGCGATCATCAAGGGCCCGCAAGCGGTCCTGTTCGACTGGAAGACCGGCAAGAAGCGCGAGGACAAGGCCGAGCTCCGTCTCCACGCGCTCATGCTCCAAGCCAAGTACTCCAACCTGATGGCGATCACGGGCTATTATGTCTGGCTACAGGAGGGCAAGCTGGGCGCGCGCCACGACCTCTCTGAGACGCACGAGACCTGGGCCAGCCTGAACGAGCAGATGGACGAGATCAAGTTCATGGCCGAGCAGGACAACTTTCCGAAGACGCCCAACCCGCTCTGCGGTTGGTGCCCGGTGATGGACTGCGAACACAACAAGGTCAAACAGAGATTGGCCAAGGAAGCTGCCAATGGTTGATCTTGCGGAGCGGAAAAAGACGCACGGTGATTTCACCGACCACGCCCGCATTACACAGGGGCTGAAAGATGTCGTTGAGCATGAACGCGAACGGCTTCTTCCCATCCACAAGGAGGCGATCGACATGATCCTGCACAAGATCGGCCGCATCTGCGCTGGAGATCCGAACGTGCACGATCATTGGGACGATATCGCCGGTTACGCCAGGATCACATCGGAGAGGATTCCCACTAAATGAACGACGAACCCAAGCGACATCTCCTGATCTTCTTCAAGACCGGCGGGGTAGTGAAAATTGAGGATCTGCCCGAAAACTTCGACTTCGGAATCATGTGCCAGTCGGTGCGCTCCGCGGGCTTCTTCAACAACGGCGTGCTGTATTTCCCGCACGAGGTCATCAATGGGATGGCCTGGGTGCAGTCGGAGACGGACATCCAGTTCACCCCCAACGACGGCAAGAGGACGACGCTGCAATGAGCCGCGCGACCCCCGAGGGCAAGCTCAAGGCTGAAGTGAAGGCCTACCTGGACGCTGCAGGGGCTTACTACTTCATGCCGAGGCCAACCGAGTGGGGCCAAAACGGCGTGGACTTCTTCTGCTGCGTGCGCGGGCGCTTCGTCGCGATCGAGACCAAGATCCGCCCACGCCAAGCGACGCCACTGCAACGGCTTTGCCTGCAACAGGTCCGCGCAGCCGGCGGAATCGGCTTCGTGGCTTACGACATGGACGCAGTGCGGGCGGGGTTGGCGAGGCTATGATCAAACACGGCGTCGCCCTGGTGAGGCTATCAAGCAGCCCGAACGGCTGCGGCGGGGGTCGCAGCCTTGAGGAGTTTTATGTAGTCGTGTTTGAGGACCGTATGCTTCCGACACGGTTCTGGAGCTACGCCGCGGCCTTCAAGCACCTCGAAAGACTGCAGGAAAAAGCACGCGCAGATGTGGCATGACCGGGAACGCCAGCTTGTGGTCTACGACACGCCCGACGCGGACAACGTCGCGCGCATGATCCCGACCGCGACCCGGCTCTCCAACGGTTTTATTGCCGTCCCCACCTCGACCTACAATCTGCAGATGCTTCGCTACCTGGGCATGCCCACCCTGCCGCCTCTGGAGGTGAACGGCTATGACTACCCCGGAAAGTACACGCCGTTCGAGGCGCAGAGAATTACTGCGAACTTCCTTGTGGTTAATCCTCGATCTTTTGTTCTGTCTGATATGGGCACCGGAAAGACCCTGTCGGCTCTGTGGGCTGCTGATCATGTCATGTCTAGCAATCCTGGTCTTCGTTGCCTCGTCGTGGCTCCACTCTCCACCCTACGACGCGTCTGGTCCGACGCCATCTTTGCCAATTTCCTCGGCCGTCGAACCTGTACGGTGCTTCACGGCACGAAGCAGCAACGAACAGCGCTACTGGCGCGAGCTGCCGATTTCTACATCATCAATCCCGAAGGTCTTGAGGTGCTCAAACAGGAGCTGTCACTGGACAAGCGACCTGACATCCGCATGGTTATCGTCGACGAGGCGAGCATGTACAAGGATCGCACCACTTCACGACACGCGCTTGCGCGCAAGCTGCTGGCAACGCGTGATTACCTCTGGATGATGACGGGCACGCCGACGCCGAACGCGCCCACCGACGCCTACGGGCTGGCCAAGCTGGTCAACAACTGCGGTGGTGAGTCCTACCCGTCGTTCCAGAGCCGCACCATGATGCGAATCAACCAGTTCATCTGGAAACCAAGGAGCGGAGCCCATGCTGAAGTTCATCGACTACTTCAACCTTCTGTCCGATTTGCTATTAGTGATTGTATCGACCTTCCTCCTTGCACTACTCAGCGCCGGGAAGTGGAGCTCTCGCCTGCGCAGGCAAAGGCATACAAGGAGTTAAAGCGCGACTACGTCCTGATGACCAAACAAGGTCAGATCACCGCGCAGAACGAGGCTGTGCTGCGGATGAAGCTGATCCAGATCTCCTGCGGCGCCGTGTATGGCGACAAGCGGTCGATCACCCGGCTGGACGCGGCGCCGCGCATAAAAGCGCTGCGAGAGGCCATGGAGCAGTGCTCCGAGAAGATCATCATCTTCGCACCCTTGACAAGTGTCATAAGTATGTTACATCAGGAGTTGTCGGACTACTCTTGTGGTGTAGTGAGAGGTTCGAGTGACGGTGGTCCCTCGGACAAGGAGCGAAACCAGACGCTGTCCGACTTCATGTCGAAGGAGAAGCCGCGCGTACTGATTGCGCACCCTCGAACGATGGCGCACGGCCTGACCCTGACACAGGCGACGTGCGTCATCTGGTTCGGGCCGATCGACTCCACTGAGTTGTACCTGCAAGCCAACAAGCGGATCGATCGGCCCGGACAGGTTCATGCGACCACGATCGTACAGCTGACTTCGACAAGCGTCGAGACCGAGATTTACCGCAGGCTGGAGGCCAACGAGACCCTGCAGGGTGCACTGCTGGCCTTGGCCAAGGGAGGATGGGAATGACCAGTGAGGATACTAACGCGTATGTGCGGATGGCGCTGCACTCTGGTTTTTTGCGCATAGGAAAAGCAAATACAGGAGGTGCGATTTACGCCTGCGAGTTAGAACAACTCATGGCGTTTGTGCTCCTTGTAACCGAGCAGACGCTTAACGTCGCAGCTAAGATAGAAGCTGGTGAACGCGCACTGAAGCGCGGTGTAAGGGGGCGAGGCAACAAATGAACGCGCAACCAACACACGCCGATTGTATCGGGCAGTACATCAAGCTGCGCAACTTCATCGCCGCGCGCCAGGAGGCGTTCGACGCGGAGATGAAGCCCTACGCCGACGCCATGAAGGCGCTGGAGGACTGGGGCGCGGGAGTTCTCAACGAACTCGCCGGCAACGATGACGAGAAGGCCTCGCTGGCCACGCCGCAGGGCACCATGTACCGCAAGAAGACGCTTTCCTTGAAGGTGGCCGACCGCGGCGAGTGGATGGATTTCATCTTCGATGGTCGTCGGGAAGGGTTCCTGACCGCCGCCGTTTCCAAGGAGGCTGTGGTGGAGTACATGGAGCAGTTCAAGTCCACGCCACCGGGCATCGAGACCACCTGGATTCGCAAGACCCTGTTCAACTCCCCGAAGAAGTAAGGACGACCATGACCCAGTTACCCGCCTACCTCCTGAACCGGCAAAGCCGCGGCTCGACCGAAGACATGGTCGCCGGCATCGCGTCCAGCCTGCCCGCACATCTCTCGATCCAGGACAACCGCTTCACCCTGGTGGATGCGTCGGGCAACAAAAAGCCTGTGCAGACCTTCCATATCGATATCTGCATCGTCGGCTCCAACAACAACGTGTCGCGGGTGTTTTACGATCCCTCGCAGAAGTATGACCCGAAGGGCGAGAACGGCCCGCCACTGTGCCACTCCGATAACGGGAGCGGCCCCTCTCGGCAGTCCTCCACGCCGCAGGCTCCGACCTGCGCGGTGTGCCCGCATGCGGAGTGGGGCTCAGCGGTCTCGGCGCTGTCCGGCCGCGGTGTCCCTGCCTGCCAAACTGGCAAGAAGGTGGCATTCATCGTACCCGGCGATGCCGACGAGATCGTTTACTTCTTCAGGGTTCCCCCGGCATCGCTGAAGAACCTCCAGAAGTACGTCAAGACGCTGGCGGCCAACTCGATCGGCTCGCGCCCGGCCGAGCCGCCTGATGTCATCACCCGCCTGGAGTTCGAGTCTCAGGGCGTGTTGAAGTTCTCTCCGACCACCCTGGTGGACGA